TTATTAGTTCCTGTGTCAATCGTTTCCTTTGCCATTGTCAGATTTCTCCTCTATATTTTCTTCATCATCTGACATAACAGTACGGTAATACACAATCACTTCTTTGGTTTCTTTCACGAATCGTTTAATCTCTTGGAGATTATACGCCATGAGCTCATAATCTGGAACAGACATTGCCATAAAGACCATCTGTCCAGCCTCTTTTTCTATTTTGACTAGAAATTCGTCTAAGTTTTTATCGGATACGACATACCACATTGGTTCTTTCATATCGATTGGTCGGGGGTACACAGGATGCTGTATAGGTATACGCACCTCTACGGTTTTGATTTCTACCTCACGCGGTTGTTTTGGTATTAAAGAACAACCACTAATTATCAGCATCAAACTCAAAACTGGAATCAGTTTCGAGGCTGTCGAATACATCTTTTGTCGCATTATTCACCCTTGGTTCAATTAGGCCTGGTTTAGCAGCAGCAAGTTTCGCCAAATTATGTCTGCGGAAAATGTCAAGGTATCTTGTCATCTCTGCTTCAATATCAGCATTCTTTGAAGTCAACTCACCAAGCGCTTTCGCTTGTGTTTCGTATTGTTTAGACATCTTATCAATGGTTTCATTTTGTGTAGCAACTTGCAATTCCATTGCCATATTATATTCACGAAGCTCGATAAGTTCTGCCTGAGTATTTGTGTAATACAAGTACCCGACAAACCCACCAGCTAAAATGACACCAAATAATACTTTACTAATCATACGCCTATTTATACTTTTATTTGACTCAAGTTCATACGAGAACCAAAATTTCCTTTATCAAATACTGGTTGGTCATCTTCCTGTCCAGAATCTACCAGATTTTGTTGAGCATCTTCTAAATCATACAATCTCATCTTCGCCCTATCAACACCAATCATAAATCGTTTGTTTCTTGTAGGGTCACTATATCTATTCTTCAATTGTTTGACCATCATATGACCTTGTTGTTCTAACTCTTCTGTACTTATAAGAGCAAACATCAAGTCTGCGGTTGCAGGCAATCCAAAACTCTCTGAGGTGTCTGTCAAATCGACATCACTATTATTAAAACCACCTCGCGTGGTCTGGGTTGCGGATACTATTGGTAAATCATACTCTACTGCCAGTCCCCTTAGTTCCTCAGCAATTGCCTTGACTATGGTATATGAGTTTGCACCAGTATTATTCCTTAGTCGTTGACTCACACAGATATTTAAATAGTCAATAAAAATTATGTCTGGATAGAAATTTTGTTTCAGTTTTAATTCTTCCAGAAGTGCTCGGAAATGTCCAGCATGAGCAGTTGCAGTAGGATACTCTTTAACAATCAACCTACCGTCAACTTTGTTTTGGATTTTCTGAATACGGTCTGTGTACATAGACTTGGATAAGTCTCTCAAATCTTGCATGGAAACATCCATCATATTCGCATCGATTCTTTCAGCGATTCTTTCCTCTGCCATCTCTAATGTGATATACAAAACATTCTTACCTTGAGCAATCATAGATGCACCCACATGACACATGAAAAGAGATTTACCCACACCTGTACCAGCAAGAGCAATATTGAGTGTCTTGTTTATCAATCCACCTTCAGTAATCTTGTTGAAATATTCTAAGTCGAATGGTAATTTTTCTTCGTGTCTATGATAGAAATCAAATCGTGCTTCCGCGTCACCAACATAATCGTGACCAATGTTATTATCAAAACCAACACTAAGAGCATCTGACAATATGGAAGGCAAAGAATCTACCGAATATGTTTTATCCTGTCCATCAATAATCTGAATAGATTGCATGATAGCATTGTAAACTGCCTTGTCCTTACAGAATTTTTCTGTTTGGTCAATCAACCATCTTTCATCTTCATTAGTCGGACTGAGACTGTTGATAAGTTCCTCACATTTTTCATAGAGGTCTTCAGTAATTTTTCTGTTATCTTGTAAGGCAATTTTAAGTGCGCTTGCTTGTGGTGGGGAATTATATGCCGTAACATAATCACGCACACATTTGAATACCTCACGATACTCAGCATCTAAAAAATAAGATGCTTTTAAATGTGCAATTGATTGTCTGACATAATCTTCGTTATGTATCAGATTCGATAATATTGTCTGTTCTAATCTCATTATAAAAATCTTCCTTCACTATTTCAACACATTCTTCACAGAGATACGCATCTCCATCCGCGTGTCTAAAAACAATACAAGCATCGTTTTCCATGTCGATGCTCTTCTCACATTTATCACACTTCGGAGTAGGCATCCTTGATATCCTCTTCACTAACTTCTGACTGCATGATAGCATCAGCAGACATCAAATATCTTTCTTCAATCCACTTTATGAAAGTTTTATCACTAAGGATTGGAATCCAGAAGTCTTTGTTGTATGTATCTTTAAGTCTGACCTTCTTTGCATCGTCTTCACCAGATTTCGCATACCATCCGTTTGATGGTTTGACCACATGACCAGACTCAAGAGCCATATCAATGAGACCAGACCACTTGCTAATGCCACCTTCCCAAGTAACTTCGATGGGTATCCTTGATTTCTCGCGTACAAATCTTGACTTCTCGACATTAATAATAAAGTTGTATCCTACAACTTCCTTCCCTTCCTTCTCTTGTTGTCTACCAATGATAAAGATATTGTCAGCACTATAATAAACACCAGTTCCACCAGACACTACATCTTTGGGGAACAAACCGATTTCTTTATATGTGTGGTTCACAACCACCGCTGGAATATCTTTGATTGTAAGGTGAGGAGTAATCATACGAAATAGAGATTTCATTTGTTTTGCACGAGTCATATCGGCAACTGACTTACCATCTATCGCATCTTCAACTTCTTTACGCGAGGCAAGGTTACCTACAGAGTCAACAATAATAATTACACGGTCACCTCTTTCGATACCTTGGAGTTGGGACATGACATCATGTTTTAATTGTTCAATGTCTGTGACAGGAGTATGAATAACTCTGTCTGTGTCTATGCCGAAACTGTCGAAATATCCTTGAGGAGCGCCGAACTCAGAATCATAAAATAACACCACTCCATCATCGTATTTATCCAAATAAGATTTTGACAATAACATGGCAAAAGCAGTCTTGAAATGTTTAGATGGGCCAGCAAAAACTGTTAGACCTGTAGAAAGTCCACCATCCAATTTACCACTCAACGCCACATTCAAAGCGGGAACGGTTGTCTGTACAACATCTTTATTGTTCAGAAATTTACTCTTGGATAAAACCTCTGTATGTTTTATCGTTGAGTTCTTTTTTAATTTATCTAATGTGCTCATATTCACTCCTAAAATAACGACTCCAATGTTGCTACTGGTCTAGTCTTCCAATCCAAACTGGTGACTATAGTAGTCAATGGGTCAATGAATGCTTTCTCAAACATTGTTTCATAATCAATGTATCGATGTAAGTCAAACTCTTTTGGCATTAGACCATTCATCGCTACGGTATTTTCTCTCACATGGTTAGGTTCTTTCAGATAGAGGAATTTAATCTTATCACCATCTTGAATGGTTTGATATTTCTTCTCTAGTTTCTGAGTCCTAAGCAAGTGATTGTAAACCAAGGCACCCCGAACATGCATCGGAGTTCCCTTAGTGTAAACTGTTTCGCGTGAAGAATACTTATCAATGTTGTTACATCCGCGTGGGAAAGCAATTTCTTCTGGAGGCATCTTACTAAATGCCTGCCATGTATTCTCAACGAAATCCTGTAATTCTTTTTCATCCTTGTTCAAACATAACTCAACTGCCTCTCTGAGACTTGAACGAACTGGTGCTGGTGTTGAAGACCTTACAATCTCCAGACCCATCACTTTAAGTTTGGGTTCCTTATATCGGACACCTTCGTTGTCCCACACATTCATAGCGTATCTTTTCTTCGCAACCCATATACCTGTATCGGCAATTGCCTCGCGTTTGAAATCTATCTTGGGTTGGAATACATTCATGTAATCACCCAACTCTGCCATGCGACCATTGATTGCCGGCACTAGTTTATCTTCCGTAAACTTATCAAGGATATCAATTATCTCTTCTTGAGACTTATCCTTCATGTGGAGTTCTACCATCTTATCAAGAGTAATATAACAACTATCAGTATCAGTATAGAAAGAATATTCAACATCCTCTGTACCAAGAAACTTGTTTAGAAACTCATCAACTGCCTTACCAGTATCACGAATGATTAACTGACCAGTTAGTGTGATTGCCTCTGCAATGCGTTCATCAAAATATCTGAACCACTTGTTACCTATCGCACCAAAGAGAGAGTTCAATTGAATCTTTCTTGCCATCTGGAAGTTGTTGAACTTCGCAATATCTTTTTTGAGTTCTGGATTCTTGGTATCCTCAAAATCCTGTTCTGCTTTCTTCATAAGTTTCTTGTACTTCTGTCTATCGTCAAAAAACTTCTGAGTAATTTCTGCCATGAATCCTTGTGTATCTCTCGCAAACAGATAACCATTGGCTGCCATAGACAATCCTGCCTCTTTCATCTTTTTGGTTGAGTGTTTTCTTTCTAGAATACTATCAACCGTACAGTCAAGAGGTTTGTGTCCTTCTGCCAACATCTCTGGTGACAGATTGTGTTGCATAATAATAGATGGATACAGAGAAGTCGCATCAACTGATACAACCCACTTGTACTTACCCAATTTAGGGTCTTGCACATAACCACCAGCAAATCCCTTAGAGAAGTGTTCCTTCTTCTGAGGAATCATAATGTTCTTTTCAAGTAAGTGATTAAATAACAAGCAATCCCAAGTTCTCACAGATGAAAAGATATCATTGTAATTACATTTACAGTCATATCCCATCGTGATAATCAGTTCAAGAAACTTCATCTTGTCTTCAAGTTCATCTACCAGAACCGTATCGATAATATTATAATCAATAAATCGATTCCAATCGTTCTCATAGAATTCTCGGAAAGTTTCAAACCCGCTCTCCAGTTTCTTCTTACCAAGTTCTACCTCGGCAATATAGTCAAGTCGATAACTCTCTTGGAAAGTGTAAGTAAACTTTTTATATAAGTCCATGTAGTCAAGTTGAATGATACCCTTCATATCAACCTTCAACAATTCGCGGTTGTTGTGACCCTTGATGACTTTCTTCCTAGTCATAGAATATGGACTGAGATTGTTCTTCGCGTTGTTGCCAAACATTCGGTCAATTCTTCCAACCAAATAAGGCATATCAAATAATTCTAGGTTCCATCCAGTAACTATGTCTGGATAATCCTGTGCCCACCAAGTCATAAACTTTTCCAACAAGTCATACTCATCGGAACAATAAGTGTATGTAACAGGAAGGTCTTTAGTCTCTTCGCCTGGCTTCCATTCACCAGAACCCCAAGTAAATATTTCTTTGGTGTAGTTATCTACGATTGTAATAAGAAGAACTTCTTCGATGGGATTCTCTGTATCTGGGAATCCATGTTCTGCTGTTGTCTCAATATCGATGGAATAAATCTTCATCTTACTGAGGTCAAACTCAATATCGTTTGGATACATTGCAGACAAATACTGATATGTTAAATCAGTTTGTCCGTAAATAGGATAGTTATCTACCTTGGAGTATTTGTCTAGGAATTCTTTGCAGTCGCCATTATCTCCAAACTGAATTGGTTTTAGATAATGACCATCGATGTTGGTAAATTCAGAAGCTTCATTACTTCTGACATATAAGGTAGGTTGAAATGGATGTTTTTCGGTGAAACGCTTCCCATTCCTAACCCCACGAGTTAGGATAGAATTTCCATATTGCCACGCATAAGTATAAAAATTAGACATAATAAAACCGATTTTTCATTTAAAGGATAGTATACACGATTGTGTATCAAAAGTCAAGCAAATTATCCTGTAAATTTCGGTTTTGCTTTTACCTCTGTCGTTTGCGTGTGTGTAAATTTATTCAACCATTCTTTTACCAAATCTTCCTTGGGTTCATAAATGTATTCTAATTGCCCATATGGTACAAATAGGACACCTTTACTAGCAGGGGACTGTGGAACAAATGCAATTTTGAATTGTCCTTGTTTTCCCTCTGTAGGAACATATTTGATGTTAGCAGGGTTGGTAATAATATACCTACCACCTTGGTCATCCTTTTGTAGATAGCAAATCATCTCATCAGCACCAGAGATTTTAATGCCACATATCTGCTGAGGACTATCTTCTGTTTCCTCGCGTGTCATTTCTTCTGGTGGAATATCTATTTTTACTTCTTCTACAACTTTCTTTTCACTTTTCTTTTTTGTCATAATTTCCTCTAATTATATAAGTTGAACTAAACTATATATCATGGTTCCGAATGTCGCCAATGATATAAGATAGATTCCGTATGTATTGAACTTACGGAAAACCATATCTTGTTTCATTTCTCTCCTTCTTGAGTAAGTGGGGGGCATACGCCCCCCTGTAGGTTACTTTGTTTTAATCCTAATAGTTTGAGCTTTCTTTTCCTCTGGAATAATATTCTCCAAAGCAATTCTAAGAATCCCATCAGTCAATCTAGCACCCTTGACAACAACTGTGTCAGCGAGACTCCATGACTTTTTGAATTTTCTTTGAGCAATACCTTGATGAATAAAATCAACTTCTGAATCGGATTCTTGGTTCCCCTCAACAGTAAGCGTACCTTCTTTCACTTCAATTGCCAAATCAGAATCCGTGAACCCAGCGAGAGCCATTTGAATCTCGTAGTTCTCTTCGTCTAATTTTTCGATGTTGAAAGGTGGATATGCGTTCACATTTGGTTCAAAGTTTTGATTGAGTAAATCGATTACTCTATCGAACCCTACGAACTGTCTGCGAATGTGTGGAAATGCAGAGACAAGATTGTCCCAATGCGCGTGCGTGCTTAATGTATTCATGTTTTTCTCCTTGTTAAGCGAGTTAAAGTGTAGACCTCACCATGAGCATCTACTACTATATTTATATGATCTGGGGACTTTTTTTCCAAATTCAAGC